TTGCAGAGCCGCCGCTTCCACCGTTGAAACCGCCATTGAAAGAATTTGGCCCTCCAGCACCGCCGTTTGCAGCGAGGGAGCCGAAAGTAGTGTTGCCGCCAGCGGTCCCATTCGTCGCGGCCGAACTGCTACCGCTACCACCGCCGCCACCACCGCCACCGACCGCGCGCACGTTGATCGCGCGGCAACCTGTTTTCGTATTGTAGGTGCCCGAACCGCTGGTGAGGACGGTGCGCGTCCACTGGTTTGGCGCGAGTGCAATATCCTCAGCTAGTCCCACGACGGCAACTTGCGGCGTGGAGCCAAAATTGATCTTCGAGCCTGCACCACCCTGTGACGTGCCGGTGCCGCTCGAGTTATAGAGCACCGTGGTGCGCGGGAACGTGCCGGTGGAAGAGTTATAGGCGCCCTGAGAGACTTCCCATTGCGTGAGGTCTGAGCTGACGGCGTAGACCCTGTAATTCACGCCGTTTGCAGCGCCTGCCTGCGTCGGGCTTTGGCAGCCGCCGACCGTGCTGGAATAAATCCAATCGGTAGTGCCGCCAGCAGTCGGCACAAATCGGCAAAGATCAAGAAGTGCGGCCATGTCACTGCAACGTCAGAACGCCGTTGGTTTGATCAAGCGCCACCGTGAAGGTGTTGCCGTTCGTCAACGTGATGGCCGTACCATAGTCCCACCAGCCGATCAGATTGCCGCTGGCAGCACTCGAATTATAGAGAACCGCCCATTCAAACGGCCCGATCGAGCCTCCGGATGCAGTCCAGGCAGCTGGAGACAGGATCAGCCTGTAGGTGCCCGTCGTATCGGTCCCCGATACGAAAGCAGCAGTCACCCCACCTGTGGTATAGCCATTGCCTGCCGCGATTTCGGTGATGCTGCTCTTGACCGTGTTGGTCGCGACCGGTGCGGTGTTTGTCAGCAATATCTTCAGCGTATCGGAATTGAGGTTGTGGACCTTCTGGGCGAGGTCCGACACAAAGGAATTGAACTTGTTGAAGGCTGCCATGTTACCAAACCTTTCCGGACGGCCGCACCGTCATCGGTCCCGCATTGAATGTCGAGGTCAGACCAAGATTATTCAGATCCGAAAGTGCCGACGTGAATCCCAGCCCCCAGGTCTGAATGCGGGCGTCCTCCTTGATGTATGGCGCCGTTTCGAGCAGCGCCCCGTAGAGATAAAGGTCCGGCGCCATTGATAAGAGCCAGTTGCTGGCATTCGATGCCAACGGTGGAATGTTCTGTCGATAAATCATCTCGACCGTGTAGGAAGCGTCTGGCGTCGGGGCCAGCTCGATCTCGCCGCCGAAAACCGTGAAGTAGCGCGGCTGCGCGGCCATATCCGACGTTGCGAAGCGGTATTCGTCCATTTGCACGCCGGACCGGAACTCGAGGCACGGCTTTCCTGTCACGCTCGATAGCCGCACCCTGCGCATGGACTGAAAGTCGGATGGCAGCGCGATGAATTCCGGCTCGCTCGACGTGAGATCCACTACGGCGATCGCGCGCTGCTCCATCTGGCGCACGAACAGCTGCCGATTGAACTTTGCCTCGGCCAACTGGATGAATGTCGGAATCCGGGCAATCAGCGTGCTGTCCTGATCCCGCGCCAGATATTCGGTGATCGCTGTCTGCAGCGACGGATAATCCACAATCTCGGTCACGTTAACCCCGCAGTCCAGCCGGCCTGCAATTTCGGCCGGTCCGTTCGCAAATAGGCCCATTCGGGATCGCTGAGTTTCCTCTGTACGATCTGGTCGAACTCGGCGGTAAAGAGGCGCAAGCCGGTGTTGCCCTTGGCATGCTCCTCGTTGAGCCACTTGACGTAAATGACATTGGGAATGCGGGCGATGTGTCGGCCCCATTCGCCTTGCTGACCGTCGCGGCGCGCTTCATGATTCCATTCAAGAATGGGCGCGCAATCCTGAACGTGCTCGATCGCCAGGCCCTTGCCGTCGCTATCGAAGTGAGGTCGCAACAACAGATTGCTCATGGCGCCTCGCTTGGGTTCGGGCCGACATAGTTGAAACCGTCCGCGGTCGCACCTAGCATTGCTACATGTGCAGTGATCGCGGCAGTCGAAAAGCCGTTATCGCCGGGTTGCGCAAGACCGCCATCGTCGAACAGGAGGTTCATCGCCGGCACGACGCTGGTGTCGGCGAGCGGAACGCCAGCCTTCATGATCTGCCAAATCGCCATGGGCCGAGGTTCCTAGAAGAAGGCGAGATTGACGGCGACGTCGTTGGCGACAATGGCCGTTGCGTCGCTGTCGGCGAGACCGCCGGTGATGGCATAGGCAATACCAGTGCTGAACTGGTCACCCAGCATCGCAATCATGTCGGCGACATAGTAGGTGGTGTTGGGTTGCAGCGGGAACGTGTAGACAGGTGTATCGGTGCCGACTGTCGGCGCGCTCGCCTTGTTGTAGAGTTTGAAATAGCGGACCGAGGTGGTCATGTTGGCAATGACGCCCCCGACAAGCTTGCCGGCACTGGCTTTCACCGAGGTCGCATTGGTGGTTGCCCCCGAGAACAGCTTGTGTCGGCCCATCGCATTGGCGGCGCTGGTGAGCGCAGCAGTAACCGTCGGCGTGTTGACGACATTGGTCGGGACGCCTTTCTGGCCGATCGAGTCACCCTCGCCCGTCGACACCTGCACGCGCTGCTCGTAGTTATCGACAAGGATAATGCGCTGAATGGTGACGGTGGTGTTGGAGGCTGGTGCTGTCGGGTTCTTGAACCGCAGGAGAAGCTTATAGAGCCGCTTGTCATTCGGACATTGCGTCGATACCCGCGACGCGCCGGCGGCCTTGGCCGTGATATTGTCGACGCTCGCCGTCGATACCGTGATGTCGCGGCTGTCGATTTCGATCAAGCATTCCTGGGTCGTGCTCCAGGCCGTCGCGGTGCCAGTGACACCCACAGCCTTCAGCGCGGAGCTGTCGCCGATGGCTTCCGCCTGATAGGCGGTTGCGGTCGCCGACAGGCCGAACTCGCAGCCGCCGCGGTTGGTGAACTCGCCCGACCCGTTGCCGTCGGCGGCGAAATTCGGGTTCAGCAGCGGAACGAGCGTGGTCGGATCGACCTCGACCAGGCCGATGAAGATCGAGTTGGCCGCGAGCGCCTGCGACTTCGACAGGATGACAAGGACATCCTCCTTGCCCGCGAATATCTGGTTGGACAGATACCAGCGCTCGGCGCCCAATGTCGTATTCATGTTCACGGTAAGCGCCGAGCCCGACACACTATCTGTCATGCCGGTGATCCCGGAGCCGATCTTGGCCTGCGTGAGCGCGCCATTTCCAAGATTTGGGTTTGCCGCAAGACCACCGTCGATCACGGTCCAGCCGGTAGAGCTGACGGCGCTGCCGCCAAAGTCATCGGAGAACAGGCTGTCGAGCGTGGTATGGGTCAACACGCTGTTGCCGTTCGGCGAGGCATAGAAGCTGCGGACCAGGGCCGTCGTGGAATTGTAGAGCCCCTTCAGGAGCGCCACGAGGCTCGCGGAGCCGCCGCCACCCGCATAGGGCGCATCAGCCTTCGTACCGATGGTGATCTGGCCGCCGTCGGCGGCGAGATCGTCAATGACCTTGACGGTCTGGTTGTTGCCGTTCGCGTCCTTAACAATGATTGTCATCGTGCCTAAAATCCTGCGACTGAAACATATTGCGAGTTGCGGGTGTCACTGAAGATCAGCGACGGTGCAAAGCTGGCGCCGGAGGTGACGACCTTCTTGTAGAGGGCGCCAAGGTGGCTAAAGCCCCTGCCGAGAGCTCCGATCCGCGCGAACGCCATCAGCCGATCTCCGTGACATAGAGCGTTCCGGCGGCCGTGGATTGAATGGCCGAGACCTTCATTCCAGGCGTGATCGTGAAATATTCCGGTGCGCCGCCAGGAAGGAAGGCGTCGGACGTCGACGCCGTCGAGTTGCCGTCGACGCGAACAAAGGCGTCGCTGGTGCAGAGCACGCGCACCTTGTAGGTCTGCGAACCCACGGGATTTGCGATCGTGCCTGCGGTCGTCGAATAGGCGACGCTCTGCGTCGTCCCGAGGCGGCCGGTTCCTACATATTGAATGCCCATGTCAGCTTGCCCGCACCGCGATTGAGAAGAACATTGGAATATTCGCGCCGCCGGCGCCCGAGGGGGTGAGCACGATCACGTCGTCCTCGTTCAGGTAGGTCGGTGACGGCGGCACGACCGAAAACAGAAGGCCCGCCGCGGAGCCGGCCTGCGGCACCGCAAAAGTCGCGAGCGTCGTTGAATTGGCTGAGACCGTCACCGTTCCATCGGTCGTGGTCAGCGTACCGCCGAGAATGCCGGCCACTTTCAAGAGGCGGCAGCGGAACGGCGCACGGATGTAGGCGGCGACGGGCGATGCGCCGCAAGACGGCGTGTAGGCCGTGAGATCGGTCGTATTGAGTGTATGATTATTCGGAAGCGACATCCGGATCTCCGAAAAGAAAGGGGCGACCCGAAGGTCGCCCCTGCTGTGGATGGATTGATGGGGAAACGAGTGATCAGGAGGTGGTGTTGTCGAACACGCCGCCGCCCGATTTCTCGTTGCGGGCGACCAGCGCATATTCGGCGAGGATTTCGCGCCGGTCGGAATCGCCGGTCTTGGCGAGCGGGATCGAGATCATGTTGCGCCCGTTGAGGTAGGCGACCGCCCATTTGTCCGTCTCCAACACAAGGACGTCGCGCGGGCGCTGGAAGCGGTTGGCGACGACCTTGAGCTTGCCGAAGTCGGACTCGTAGGCATCGACCGAGGCCACGATCTTCTTCGATTTCGCATCCTCGATCGCGGTGGAGCGGCCGGTGAAGGTGGAGAACACCTGCTTGTTGAAGGCGCCGGTCATGATCACGCCCGGCTTGCCGCCGTTGGTCCAGATCGAGGACAGCACGGATTTCAGCCGCGCCTCGGTAAAGGCGATCTGGGTGCCGTCGGTGCGCGTGCCGGTGCCGTC